TTCTATCTTTGTACTAAATACATTCTTTGGTAAACTTTCTAATTGTTGTATTGGTAAGTCCATTAGATTAGCATCTATTCTTTCTGCAATACGTTCTTCAGCCATTTCTAATGTAATGTATAAAACGTTTTTTTGTATTTGTAAATTAGCTGCTGCAGCATGACACATGAATAAAGATTTACCGACGCCCGTGCCCGCGAGAGCGATGTTTAAAGTTTTGTTTGGTAAACCACCTTTTGTTATTTTATTAAAGTAATCTAAATCCCATGGTATTCTAAATTCTTCGCTGTTATAAAATTCAAATCTATCTTCTGAATTATCAACATAATCGTGACCAATATTTTGGTCGAAAGAAGTACCTAATGCATTAGATAATATTTCTGGTATTGCACCTTCTGTTTTTTCTTTATCTTTACCATCTATAATATTAATAGATTCCATAATTGCTAGATAGACAGATCTTTCTTTGCACCATTTTTCTGTTTCATTAATTAGATATTCTGTATCTAAATCAGACTTTGTTTTTAATTCTTGGATTAGTTGTCCAGCAGAATTAATTATTTCTTCGTGTGCATTTAGTTTTTGTAATTCTAATTCTAATACTTTACCTGTTGGTAACTTATTATGTTTGTGTACAAAAGATACAATAAGATCGAAGACCGTTTTATGTGGTCCTTCGAAATATTCTTTCTTAAGATATGGTATTACCCTTCTGCAATATTCTTCATTATGAAGAAGATGGTTCAGGCTGTGTGTCTGTATTTGATTCGTTATTTCCAATTCCTATGCTCGCTACGTTGTTCTTTTCATTATATTCTAAAGTATCATTAATTATATGTTGTAATATTGCACCTAAATAATTTTTAAAATACTCATCTTTATCTAGATCAGATGCATCATGTTCACCCGGATCTTGCAGTGTATAATTAAATGATAATCTTGCTTGGTCAAATTCTGGTTCTTCTCTAATACCAACTTGACCATATATGACTATAACATTATTATATTTACCGCCATTTAATTTTACTCCATAGAATTCACTCTTGTTAGATTCGACTATAGAATAATCATCAATGGATATATTATACATCATTTTCTTCCATTTGTAAATCTAAATTTACATCTAATAATGGTTTATGTCCAATTTGGTAATGTCCTTGAATAAATTCTTTAAAATCTGTTTCTTCTAATATAGGTTTCCAGAAGTCTTCTGTTAAGGTATCTTTTTGTCTAACTTTTGGTTCGATCATTTCCCCAGTTTCTTTATCGACTCTAGCATACCAACCAACATTTGGTTTAACAACATATCCGCCAGCAAGACCAACATCAAGTAATCCAGAATAAGGTTCTATTCCACCTTCCCAAGAAACACTGATTGGTACTTTAGATTTTTCTTTTACGAATCTAGATTTTTCTACATTGATAACAAAGTTATAACCTGATACTTCAGTACCTGCTTTTACCTGTTGTCTTCCTATAATCCAAATGTTATCTGCTGAATAGTAAATACCTGTTCCACCAGATACGATTGCTTTTGGAAATAATCCCATTTCTTGATAAGTATGATTAACTGCTAAGAGTGGAATGTTTTTCATAGTTAGATATGGCGTGACCATTCTAAATAAACCTTTTAGTGCTTTTGCTCTTGACATATCAGCAACAGATTTTTCGTTTAAAGCATCTTCTAATTCTTTTTTCGATGCTAAATTACCAATTGAATCTATAACAATAACAACTTTATCGCCACGTTCTATTTCATCTAACTGATTAACTAAATCAAATTTAAGTTGTTCTACATCTGTAATAGGTGTGTGTAATACTCTGCTAGTATCTATTCCAAATGATTCGAAATAGTTTTGTGGTGAACCAAATTCTGAATCGTAGAATAGCATAACTGCATCTTTATGTTCTTCCATATAAGCTGCACCCATTAATAAAGCAAAAGATGTTTTAAAGTGTTTACTTGGTCCAGCTAATACAGTAAGACCAGATGTTAATCCGCCTTCTACATCGCCAGATAAAGCAACATTCACCATTGGAACAGATGTACTAACTATATCTTTTTCTCCAAAGAATATAGAATCTTCTAAAACATCTGTACCTTTTATTTTAGAATTCTTTTTTAGTTTATCCATTACTCCCATATTATCTTCTCCATTGTTCTGGTTTTAATTTCATTGAATTTTCTTTTTTGCGCCATCTAGCTATTGCTTCTTTCTTTTTGCGCTGTCTTTTAGCAGAAGGTTTTTCATAATATTCTCTTTTACGAACTTCTTGTACTATACCAGCTCTATCACAAGCTTTTCTAAACTTACGTAATGCAACATCAAACGGCATTGGCTTTGGTGGTCCTTTAAACTTTCTTCTAGCTTTAGGATGTGGTTTTCTTGGTCTTAAATCTATACTAGGCAACGAACTCCTCCCCAGGGTTCCATGAACAACCTGTTAATCCACCAGACTTTAATGCTTGAACTGTTCTTAATATTTCATCTGCATTTCTACCAGTATCTAATTCATTGCATGATACACTTTGAATTATACCTTCCGGGTTTAAAATAAATGTTGCTCGAAAAGCAACTCCTTCTGTTTCGTTATAAACGCCGCATTCTGCTGCTAATTCACAACCACAATCACCAGCTAATGGGTGATTAATATTTGCAATCAAATCGTTTGATTGTTTCCAATTTAATTTACAAAATTCGTTATCACCAGAAATACCTAGAACAGCTGCTTCTTCGAGTAGCTTATCCATTGCTGCTATTTCTGTTGGACAAATAAATGTAAAGTCTTTCGGGTAAAAATAAACGACCGACCATTTTCCATCTAGATCTTGGTTGGTTACGTCTATAAAATTATTATTTCCATCTACGGCTTTTAACTCGAAGGACGGAAACTCTTGACATATTCCTAACATATTTTCTCCATAGTGGGGTATATTATACCATAGTTTTACTAATTTGTAAACCCCTTAATTAAGTCATATTGTATTCCTGCTTGTTCAAACATATCAAAAGTTGTTGAGCAGGATTTTTCCCATCTTCTCTGGGTAAATTCATTTTCAAATGCTGGTGAAACTACACGTTCTACCCCACATTGAATAATTCCTTTTGCACATTCATGGCATGCTGGTAATGGATATATGTACAATGTACTTCCATATAGTGATACACCATTCATTGCTGCATTGTATATGCAGTTCATTTCTGCATGAACTATATACTGATATTTAGTTTCTCTATCTTCATATTGTTCTGGGTCATCCAGAATATATTTAGGGAAACCATTATATCCTTGTGCTAGTACAGAACCATTTAGAACTGCAACTGCACCTACTTTCGTACTTGGGTCTTTTGACCAAGTAGAAACTTCTTTAGCTAATCTTAAATACCTGTTGTCCCATTTATCCATATTTCTTCATTTGCTCTTCTTTGTGCTATCGGGTCTTTTCTTATAGCATCTGTTTTTAAAGGATGTTTATCTCTGTTTAATATTTTTTTAGGTACTAATCTACCAAACACTTCTTTTAATACTTTCTTTTCTCCATTACGTTGTTCGTATGGAGTTCTTAATCCATGGACAATAACTGCTGGAGCTAAAAATGGTGCACGTAGTTCTACGGTTGATCTCATCATTGTTCTATCTAACTTTGGTAAATGATAAAACGGTAATTCACAAAAGACATCTGAATGTTGGCTATCATATTCTTTAGCTCTACGATAACCACCAAATAATTCATCTGCGCCATCACCAGTTAAAACATTATGATAACCTAATTCTTTTAGCTTTTCTGCCATAGCTATTTGTGGTTTAACTGATCCGAGATCGACTGGTGATTGATGTACTTTAATTGCATATTCATCTGTTACGTCTTCGAGGCTTACGTCTAACGCATTTTTATCTACAAGCTTAGCATAACTACGTTCTTTATTTTCTACGTGTATAGACGTAACGTCTAGTCCTTGTTCTTTAATTAATCCATGTATAATAGTCGAATCTAATCCACCAGATAATAATAAAGAAACGTCTCTAAATCCACCACATCTTAATTTAACAGCTAAACTTAAATCATCGTATAAGTTTGTAGTTGGAACTAAGTTCCAATCCCAATATGGATATTCCCTACCCTTATATAAAAAGTGTCCAGGTTTTAATTGTTTAATTTCGTTATATGGAGTTTCACCATTTGGATCGTAACCCCATTTTGCAACGTTAGAAAGAAATAAAGGATTGCCAGTAACTGGTCCAAATTCTTTTAATACATCCATTTCACTTGCTGCTGCAAATTCATCTAATCTATAATAAACAGGTTTTATACCTAAGAAGTCTGTGTATATAATAGGTTCATCGTTAAAGAATGTAATAAAACTCCAGAACCCATCGAACTTGTGAAAGAACTCGTGCGATTTTTCTTCTCTATATCTTTTATGAATCATAAAAGCATCTGATTCATAATCACCAAAGTCTTTATAATTAAATATTTCACCAACAAACATTGAAGGCGGTTCTTTTTTGAATTGTATTGGTTGAGTAGCTATTACAGGATCTGGATCAATCATTGGTAAAGCTACATGACATAAATTATAATCTTTATATCTAATAAAACCCTTATAACCAGGAAGACCACGATAATTCATCTTATCGATAGCTTCTAATATATTAACTGTATTTGTATCTTTTGCTATTAAGAATCCGCACATATTTGTTCTAATCCATATTTATCTACTACAAAACAATGTAAAGAACTAGCACTAAAATGCATAGTACCGGGTACTGCATCTAGACCAGTTTTTTCTATTAACCATAAGCATAATGCATTTGCAAAGTATAAGTCATTATGTAAATGACGCATAACGTCGCATGAGCGCATATGATATGCACAATGTAATTTACCATGTCTTAACATAAAATGCCAACCAAAAGTACAAGGTACGCGTTCGCCCGCGAGAGCGGCCGTACCATCTTCTGGAAACCAAATTGGGATATAACATTGTCTTGTTGTTGGTTCTTTTTTTAATAAATCGACTGCGGTGTTTAAATCTGCTATATTAAATCTAACACCCATTTGTTCTGTATCTTGCCACATACGTTCTGGATACGAATGTGAAAAAGCTTTATCCATTAAATATTTATCCGTGTCTTTTAGCCATAGTTTATGAGATGGTGGAGGATTGCAAGGTATACCACCAACACGTTCTTTAAAATGTAAATCAGCCCACGGTTGTGAAGCTTTTAATTCTGTACTTGCTTCTTCTACATTATCGTACATTTGTGCTTGCATATCTGCATGCAAGATTTCTAAGAATGCTGGATGTTCTGTAGCACCCTGCCATCTTTCTGTTTCTATTTCATATCCGTATTCAAGCAAAGCTTTACGTAAAATATGAAGACCTGTTTTAAGATCTTTCAATATCATCATCTTTAATCCTATTGAATATATCTCGTTGAGGATCTTGGCCATCAATATCACCATCGAGATAAGCAGCAAAAAAAGCTGCATAGTTAATTAGATCGACTGCCGAATCGTGTAGTGATTCGTAGTTTTCTATATATTCTTTATCGTCTTTCATAGCATCTAAAACAGAATGCATACGATTAACTTTACCAGTCATAATATCTAAAATGGTTTGTGCACCATTTGGATAATAGTCTGCTTGTCGAATCCTAGATTTAGGATTTTGGTAGTCATTGCCTTTCTTAACAATAAGTTCGGCTGCGTTTTTAAGTATATCTAAAGGTTTCATAATGTATATTATACCATAGTTTCATTAGTTTGTAAACCCTTTTTGTAAAACAATACCAGTTTGATAATATGGTATGATTTCTACATCAGGGTTCTGTTTGTGATAAGTGTTCATAAAGAACGTGTAAGGTAAATGTCTATGGATAAACGATCCATAGTATTCCACTGGGTTGGTTGCCATAACAATATCTGTAATATATTTATGTAACAAATATGGCTTTTTATTTTGTGTTGGGTCTTTAATTATAGTGACAAATTTTCCACCAGGTTTTAATTTACTTATAGCTTTTACATATAACTCTTCGATCAAATTCCAATACTTATGTCCTCGTAATACCCCAGCGTTTCTTGTATCTTCATATTTTACATCTTTAAAATCTCTATTTCTATAATCACCGTTTGGTCTTTCTGGCGAATCCGATTGTCTTCCACCTAATACTGGATATGGAGAACCAGTAACAATTAAATCCATGCACTCTCCTTCAAATCCATTTTGTTCTAATAGTTCTATTTGGTCTCTTGCATCTCCTTGAATAACTGTTCCAACTCCTTTAGCTGTTCCTCTTTCGTATTGTACATCTACAGATCTTTTTGTTATTTGTGGAAACTCTAATTCTATACCAACTCCATTTCTTCCAGCATTGATAGCTTCTACTATTGCTGTTCCTGTTCCAACAGTTGGATCGTAAACCATATCTCCAGGTTCTGATAAATTTTGAATTGCCCATCTATATCCAGACCAATGACCTGGGCAGATATGCGTGTCGAATCCACCCTTAGGTTTTACATCGGGGAAGTAGTATTTCTTCCTAGACAGTTGTGTATAATATTCATTGGTTGGTACGTGAAAGATTTCTCCTAAGAAATTCTTTGTACATAAATCGCAGCTACAATGATAATCTTCTGGTATCTCTGACCTATGATATAACTGATCGGTTATTCCTGGAGTTTTATAAGTTGGAAATTGTGGTTTTTTATTCGCCATATAATCTACTCCATTGTTTTAGTTTTTCTTTAATCTGTTCCATTCTTCTTGGCTTCTTTTATACCTGCTTGTTTACCTACAAAGTAACCAATGACAAAAGGTATAACTAATATGAATATTCCAATTAATTCCATTTTATGTTGTCTCCATGTTTGTTTTGTAAAGTTTCTATTCTTACTCTATTTAACCTAGGTGGTTCCAAACATTCCATAACGTGCATTACGTCATAGCATCCTAGGTATTCAAATTTTAAATTAAAGTCGACTGGTATTACATCTGGCATATTTTTATATTCCGGTGAGTTATAACGCGGTCGATTTGTCCTGAAAAACAAGAAATGTGTAAGTCTATTTTTTTGTAAAGCATCGAGGTATCTCGTATAATCATGTTGTAAATTGTACCAATGAGATGCAATTTCTTTAAAATCAATTTTAAATTCTTTGTATTCTATATCTGCATAATACCTATCTTTTCCTTCGATGCGATAAGCATCTTCTACAGTTTCAATAATATAGTCTTCTAAATATTCTGAATCTAAATTAGCTCTAGACGAATAACCACTTTTAATTGTTTCCCATTCTTTATCATGTTGGTCATACATCTTTTGTGTAATTGTAAATTCTAAGTTTTCTATATTTTTCTTAAACATAACTATCTGGCGGTCCGACGGGGAATCGAACCCCGAATGCAGCCGTGACAAGGCTGAGTTATAACCATTTAACTACCGGACCAGTTTCTGGTGGAGCTGGTGGGACTCGAACCCACAACCTCCGCGTTGCAAACGCGATGCTCTCCCAATTGTCGCTACAGCCCCTGATTCCTAAAAACAAATTCGATAGCACGATCAGCCTCTTTTTCCATATCACGTTTTAAATACCAATTACCTGTATCATTATCTAAGGTTCGACATATATGTGCAACTTCTTTTGCAGTAATAGGATAACCTTTATTTAATGCATTACCGGCCGTTGAAACCATAATCTTATACATTTGCGAATACCAACCTGTTCCTTGAATAGATTTATATTCGTTTACTTGTGTTTGATTTACAAATGGACAATCTAAATAATTAGTCCAAGAGTAATTCGAATTCTTTAATTGATTTTTTCTATGTTCTATTAATCCTTTTTGTATTCCTTCTGGTAATCTATCAAAGAAATTATCTGCTTGCTGGAAATAAGGATTTGCTTCTAACAAATTATCTACATTCATAATATCACCATCGTGACTAAATATAAAGTTAAAAGCTTTTTTATACTTAGCAGGAATATAATACATGCGACTTAAATCTTTTGTTTGTGCATCTGCGATACCACCAATCTCTTTATTAATCGCAAACCAAAAATGTTTTATTTCGTCTTTTTCTACAAATCGATCTAAAGGAAACACGAGCCTAAAACGAGGCTTATCACGATGAGAACTTGCAGTAGAATAGCATACGTATTTAAATCTTTCATATTGTTTTTCTATTTCTTTTATATTACCTGTAAAGTCATCCACATCAAGAATACCAAAGCCGCCCCAGCTAACCACGTTATCGTTAGCACGAGTACTATCAGGCAAGTATACAGCAGGACTGATAAGAGGAGCTTCAGATTTTGTAGGGTACTTATCAGACTCTGCGAGCCTGTAGAGGATTGTTTCGAATTGTTCGAATGATTCATAATCCATCCTTTTGTCAGTTTGGTTATCATAAATGTTATTAAAAATCGTGCAAGATACCATAGTTTCCTTCATGTGATGGTGGTTCCCAATCTTTTGGTTTTTTAAGATCTGGCAATCCTAATGGATTAGGTCTACCTTCTTTTACACCAACTTCTTTTTTCATATTTGCTTTTAGAACCTCTTTCCAAGCTTTGTGACTATCAATTTTAAAAGCATCCAATGTTCCAATAGCAACAACACATAAATCTATAAGTGCATCTACAACTTCTTCATTGTCTACATAATATATAGCATTGTTTAGTTCTGTTAATTCTTCTTCTAAGAACTTAGCCCTAAATTTTAAATATTCGTTTTTCTGTTCATCAGTAGCTTTTTTCATCCAATCATGCACACCATATTTAGATTGCATTTTGTTAATATCTTTTACCCAGTCTTTACTCATGATATAATCTTTTTTTCTGGTATAGCTATTTCGCTTGTTGCATTTCTATGTTGTTCGACTAAGTCTTCTATAGGATCAACTTCAAACATAATATCTTGTTTACGAATATTAAGTCCTTCTTTAGCTTTTGTATAAGGCATAAATGGCATAAATCCTATTTTACCTTCTCCAGCTGGAATGAGAACAATAGCATCTTTTAGCTTTTTTGTTTCTGCATAATCACCTATTCCAACATCAGCAATAATTTCTTCGCCAGATGTAAGTCTAATTAGTTTTATATTTTTACTCATATTTTCTCCAATGTGGTATATTATACCATAGTTTCACTGTGATGTAAACCCCCTAATTTGTTCAATCACTTTTGGTTCTAATTCTGGATCGTTCCACATACGGTTTAATCCACTAGGGTGAGGAACTTTTAAATGTTCCACGTTGTTCTTTTCAAAGTATTTAGCTACGACATTTCCCATTGCAATTACTTTATAACCTTTTATTTTTACCATGTGTTCTGGATCAGATATGTTTGTCCATGTCCAATTTTGTATTCCAGCTTCTATTGACCATTTACGTATCCTCTTTATAGTTTGGGATTTATTTGGCGGATTATTTCCCGGCTCTGTTCCTACGAAGATAGTTCTGTTAAAAGTAATAGTCATTATGCAAAAAATAAGTCTAATGTCATCTGCGGACTAGCAGTCCAGCCGATCGGTTGTAAAATTGGTTCGATAGCATCTAAAAATGTTTTCTCGAATTGTAGTTCTTTATCAATGTATTCTTCTAATTTAAATTCTTCTGGTAGATAATCTGGGAAAGCAATAACATTTTCTTTGATTGGGTTTGGCTGCTTTAAGTAAATAAATTTTAGCTTATCGCCATTTCTTAGGTTTGGATATTTTGTTAAACCTTTTTCTTTTCTAATCTTGTTATAAAGTAAAGCACCACGTACATGGATTGGTGTACCTTTTTTATAGATTGTACTAGTATCTGCATACCCAGTTATGTTTTGTGCACCACGCGGAAAAGCAATTTGATAAGGATCTAAGGAAAAGAAATATTCTTTAAATTGTTTTATAGCTGCTTGGACATCGTTTTGTTCTTTAGATATAATAACTTTAAATATTTCTTTTAGTGCTTCTCTGCAAACTTCTGGTGTGGAGCTTTTATTAGCTTCTACGCCAGTAGTTTTAATTTTAGGAACTTTATATCTAACACCTTCGTTGTCTACTACATTTAGAATATATCTTTTCTTAGCTAAGTATATTCCTCTGTCTGCTATTACTTCACGTTTCATAACCATTTTATTAGATAGACCGCCAAACTTATCGTAGAATTCTTGGTATGATTTTTCAAATACAGGTTCTAGTTTATCTTGGCAAATAGTATCTAAGAAATCTATTTTGTTTTTAGGATTAAACTTTTCTACAAGATCACCTAATCCAACATATAAAGAATCTGTATCGATAGTGATAACATAATCTTTTTTAGTTTTAAGTAAATTGTTTAGATAATCGTTAATAGCATTTTCACCCCAACGGATAATAGCTTGCCCAGATAATGTAATAGCTTCTGCAATTCTTTGGTCGAAGAACCTAAAGTATCTATTACCAAGTGCACCATATAAACTGTTAAGTAGAATTTTAATAGACATTTGCCTATTTTCTGCTAAAGATATTTGTCTTTGTAGTTCGAAGATAGTTTGTTTATCTTCTGCTTTTTGTAATTGTTGTTGGTACTTAATTTGGTTCTTTTTAACTTCTACACGTTCATCGTACATCTCCTCGATAATTTTAGGAAGTACACCTTGTTTGGAAGTATCGAAATGTTGACCACCAACTGCAATTGCAGTATTATCTGGTCTATTAATATTTGGTTTAGATAGAACAGTTTCTACATCTAGTTCTGGACTATATTCGTTTTTAATAGTTTCTGGTGACATATTAAACTGCATAATAATACTAGGATATAGAGAGTTTAAATCGAAACTAACTACGTGCTTATGCATACCAACCTGTGGTTCTTTTACGTGACCACCAGGATAAGTACCTTTGTCACTTTCTACTGGGAATGGAACTATAATGTTATCTTGATATAAGTCACGATAGATTATAGAATCCCAGATCGCGGTGGTGCCAAATGTGTCGTTATAGTTTACACCACCGCGGTAAGCCATAGTCATGGCTAAAGTAATTAATCCCATTTTATCTTCTAAGCGATCTACAAGTTCTACATCTTTAATATTATAATCGATAAACTTTTGGTGATCGGCTTTATATAAATTAAATAAAGAACCATGTTCTTCGTAAGATAGTTTTTCTTCTTCTAGTACTACGTGAGCAATATGATTTAAGGAATAAGATTCTTGTTGTCCGTAAGCATAACCAAACTTTTTAAATACTTCCATATAGTCCATTTGGGATATACCTTGGAAGTCGTATGTTTCGTCACGGTTCATAGACTTGTAAGCTATTCTAGCTTCTCTACGTTCTACCATTTCCCAAGGTGAAAGCTTTTTAATATTTTCTTCGCCAAGATCTGGACCAAATATTCTACGGATACGATTTACAAGATAAGGTATATCGAAGAACTTAGAATTCCAACCAGTAATAACATCGGGTGTGTTGGATGGAGTAGCCCAGTGGTTAATAAAATCTATAAGTAATTCTTTTTCGTCTGCACATTTTTTGTAAACGACACGATTGGTTTTCATAAGCGATTTGCTAGTGTCGTAATTACCTAAGCCCCAAACATAATAAGTATTGTCAATATTATTTTTAAGACATATAGCAGTAATAACTTTAGCTGCTTCGCCAGGTTCTGGAAACCCATCGTCGGATTGGACTTCTATATCGATAGTGGTTACGTTTATTTTAGATCGGTCAAATTCTATTTCACCAGGAAAAAGATCGTTGACCAAACAGGATTGGTAACGAGTATTGCCATAGATATGTCTACCAGCTACTTGCTGGTTTTCTTGGATCCAGTTTTTGGCATCTCGCATAGATTCGAATTGGATTGGAGCAACAGGTTTCCCGTCGAGAGATTTCCATTTAGTTGCTTTGTTGGTAGCTACGAAAAGAGTTGGTTTGTATTTGATTTTCTTTTGGACACGTTTACCATTTTCTATACCTCTGTAGAGAAGCATATTACCATAACGAGACACATTCGTATAAAAATTCATAATAAGGGTATATTATACCATAGTTTTGCGGGAATGTAAACCCCCTAATTCAATTAAGGTGGGGAGAGCTCGAGAACTCTCCCCGAATTATTTAAGTCCTTAATAGCTGCTTAACCACATTAATGCGGGTGCAGTTCCTAGACAAACAGCTATAACAGCTATTGGTTCTAGAATATCTATTAAGGTCTTAGCGATTTCATGTTCAGCTACATAAGCTTTAATTTTTGCCATGATTTATCTCCAGTAAAAAGTTTTTAAACTATCTACTGAGTGTCGCTAATTGACAATTACCCTTTCAGGAATTGTTTCTTTGTTGATGCCCCAGCAGACCCTATTTTGATCTCCCTAGGACGCTTCTCTTCTGGAAGTTCTACTCTAGCATAAACCACGAGTATTCCATCATTAAGATCAGCACCGTCTATTACGACAAATTCTGAGAGGCGGAAGCTCTTCTCAAATTTGCGGGACGATATACCTTTGTACGCGAATTCACGTTCATCCTTAGGCATCTCACCTTTTACTTTTAAGATACCATCTTTAACTTCAACTGATATGTCTTCTTGTCGAAAACCAGCTAATGCCATTTCGATTAAGAATTTCTCCTCATCGATCTTCACCACATTATGGGGTGGATAGTTATCTTTGTTTGACTTTCCTGCAGAGTGAATTCTCTCCAGTTCATCTAATAAAGGCTCAAAGCCCACGAATAACGAACGCGGTACGTTCAATGTATTTCTTACCATTTTAATTTCCTCCTATAATAGCAAGGTTATATGAGAACCGGCACAATGCCGCATTCTTCAATTGTATTTATACAAGTTTACTCTTTAGATTGAGTATTACCTATATTATACTTTGGACATAATTCCCATTGAGACTTTTCTTTAAAAGGTATTACCTTTATTTGTCTTAATGGAGCTACGTCTTTAGCTTGGGAAGGTTTCACCATAGTTACTAATCCCCAATCAGATAACAATGTAGTAATTGTATTCCTACGTTGTATATCATTCTCTATTAAATTAGACGGTTTACCATCTAATAAAAATAATTCTTTAAAATGCACTATAAAATATCTGCCTTGTTTATGCAATATATGGCATGATTGAAATAGTTTGTTGTCTTTACGTGATGCTACCCCGATACGGGTAAGTGTTTCTCTTATTTTAAGAAAGTCATCAGGCTCGCTTAATGTAACTTCTAACATATCGTTAGGCGTCCATGCTTTTATCTCATTATTTTGTTCTTCCACCTTTAGTCATCCTATTTTTAATTTCTTTTATTTGGTCGCCTGTAAGAAGGGATAATATTGACTTTGCTTTCTCATTGCTATATCCATAATATTCTTTTATGCAATCCAAATCTTCTATCTCTGATGGTTTAACCCATTTAGAGAACCTTTTTTTCTTTGTAATTATATTTATAAAAAAATCGTTTTGAAGACGATTATCTAAGTGGTGATTTAGATTCATTTCGTTAGCATATAAGACTGTTTCTTTAAAATGTGATAAAGTTCTATTAATTAAGAATGGTTGATACTCTTTTTCTGTTATATCATCTACAATTAGATCTTTTTTAGTAAAGTTAATTGCATTTATAAAATCAAACGGATTCATTTAGCATTTTCCTATAATATTCTTCCAGCTTAGCATATCCTTTCATTAAGTCATTATAACGATCATGGATTTCATCTGCTGCAAGTTTAGCTTCTTCTATTATCTTTTTTAACTCATGATTTCTTTGTCTAGAACTTTGCAATTGTTTCTCAAGATCTAGTACATTCCTTTCGAGTATTTTAATCTTTTCTAAATTTTTATCTGTATATCCTTTAGTATTCCAATCTACCATTATTTAAACTCCGTATTTGCCATAATTTCTGTTAAACAAGCAACAAGATTTAGTTCATGGTCTGCAACAAAACTGTTCTTGTATTGGTAATCTGCTAAGATAAGTACGAGCTGTGGAATAGATTTACTATCAATATAATCATACATAGTGTCATATAGTTTTCTAAATATAGCTGCAGGTTCGCTATCCATATTGTCAGCAACCCATTGTCTCATTTTACGAAAGTCTTTTAACTTTAAAAACTTAATTAAATCGTCTATTGAATCATCAGCTAAATTAACTAATATACCACTATCGATAATACCACCAGAACCATATCTTTGTAATTCATTAATAACTCTACGCCAATCTGGTTGGTGTTTCATAATTAGTTCTGCAACTATCTTTGGATCGTGGTCAACTTTTTCTGAACCTAAAATAGTCTTAACTCTATTATGGAATTGATTGCATAGAACTGGCATATCTTTTTTAGCTATATTAAATTCTATAACTGTACACCTAGAATGTAGAGGTTGGATTATTCTATTCTTAAAATTACAAGTTAGAATAAATCTACAATTAGCAGAGAACTCTTCGATAAATCCACGAAGAGCAGGTTGGGTGGACTGGGGATTTAGATAATCTGCTTCATCTAAAATTACCACCTTGTATCCACCCGAGAGCGAAACAGTACTTGCGAACTGTTTAATTTTGTTTCTTAGCGTATCGATATTACCTTCTTCACTACCATTTATGATTAGGTAATCTAAATCTAATTCATTGCAGAGTGCCTTTGCAACGGTAGTTTTCCCCACACCGGCCGTGCCGGTTAGAAGCATATTGTGCAGTTCACCTCCGTTAACAATTTGCTCGAACGTTGCTTTTATGTGGGAAGGCAGGATTGTCTCTGCAATCGTTTTAGGTCTGTATTTTTCTACCCATAAAAATTCTGTCATAGTACCTCCCAGCTTATAACTGTATCTAATATAAATCCTCTCCAAGCATTTTTATCTAATGCCCAAACTGGAAATGTTTCTGCTTTCCCCGCAGTAAATTTAACCTCGATGGTATTATTTGCTTTTAGAACTTTTGGGTTTAATGTACACGGCATAACTCTTATTTCGCCGGTATCTACTTTTTGGAATGTGACTGTGACTGTACCTTTTAATAAGGCGTCGATTAGTTTCTTTTGTTCACTAACATTCATAATATAATTTCCTTTTAAATAAAAGGAGGACCGAAGTCCTCCCTTTGATTATGATTCTTTCGAATCTTCAACTGGCTCTGCTTCCACTTCTGGTACAGCGCCTTCTGGTGCAGCTTCTTCAGCGGGTTTATTCGCTTCTAGAAAAGCCATAATTCTGGTTCTTAAACCACCGACTGTTTCTAGTTCAGGTCCTTCAAATGCACCTCTTTTAGAACATAGGTCAACTATCTGTACACAAGTTGCCATGTCTTGAAGAGATAAAGAAGGAGCTTGAGCGTCCTCTGCTACTGCTTCATTTTCTTTTGCCATGATATTCTCCTATAGGGTTTGACAAATTAAACATCCCGGAATTGGCGATGTTTTTCTTTTCATGATATATTTATGCATGAAATTCTGTTGTATTCTCTAAAGCAATAAAATATTCTACTGGGTAATTTGCATTGGTCCAGTTAGATATTTTAGCACTTGATAGAGATACGAAATAATCTCCAGGTAATAGTTTTAAGTTTGCGATATTAAAATCGAAATTAAATCTATTTGGAATTTGGTTTTCTAATACTAAAGATAAAGTATATACGTTTGCTGTTGCGTCTTTTGCATCGTATACTTTTGCAAATACTTTATCGTTGGATTCTCTTACAATACTTAAATCGCTATGACCAAGTACTGAAGATGCTTGATGAATTCTTTTTAGTTCTTCTTCACTTAAACTAATACCAACTTCTGCATCTGGCATTTGAATATCTTTTCCAGGAGTTGTTAAGATCTCTGGGTTAGAATAAAAATAATCTACTTGTTGTAAGTTGTTTACAATATGCAGATTGTTTTCTAAAAATTGTATGTCAGGTTCTGGTATCATAGATAGAACAGACAAGAATTCATTTAAATCATATAGTCCAACTTCTTGCGGAAAGTCTTCGATTATATCTGCTTGTGCCATAATCGTTTTTGACTCTGCAATAGTTTTTAGTTTTTGTCCTGGTTTAAATACCAGGTTAGAATTTATTGTTGCAAAGTTTTTTAATATTGCAATAGTATCTTCACTTAGTTTCATTTTTTTCTCCGTAATGGGGTATATTATACCATAGTTTTAAGTAAATGTAAATCCCCTATTTTTTATCGTGTTCGTGCAGGGCGATAATAGCATAGTGAAGAACCTTCATAAGATCTTTTCTATAATCTTCTTCTGTTCCTTTCTTACCATACCTTTGGGCGTATTTAAGAATATTACCAATTGCAAAACCTATACCGTGACCGCAGTCAGATATAAATTCTGTTGATTGGAATTTGTTTTTAGAATAGTGTCCATCGTATGTTTTGTCTATATACGATTGAAGCTCTTTGATAAGAGCTCCTTCGCTAAATTTGTAATCTATTTTATCCATTAATTCTCCTCATATTTTTACTTAATGTTTCTACATTAGATGAAAATATTTCTAAGTCCATATTGCTTTTAGCTTTATTAACCCACTTAGCAATAAACCAGACATTTCCTTTCGTATAGCCTTTACCCGGTTTTATTTGGTCTAGTGAAGGAGCATTTGGACTATAAGACTCCATAGAAAATTCTACGCCAGACAAAGGACATCTTCCACCACTTTGCTTATATAGAGTTTCTATATCTGCACGAGTAATGTTATGCGGTAATTTTTTTTGCTTAGCTCGGTACTTTGAATCACCTAACCTTATTGTTAGAATTTCATTTATTTTTCTTGTCTTAGACATCATCTTCCTCCATTATAGTAACTTCGTCGTGTTCTCCAGATACGTCAGGAGTATCTTCTGTGATAACTCCTGAATCAACTTTCGTGTAAAGATCTAGGAAAGCTTCTTTTGTATCTTCATCGAATCTAGAAATACAAAGATCGATAGCTTTCATTCTATCTGAGAAGATAGAAAAGGTTTGTACAACGTGGCAAAGCCTACGTGTAGAAATAACTTCATCAACACCATCGTCGTAAAACGTTTTACGGATAATATCTGCCCATGTAACCAATCTATCTACAAATTCGTTATCTTTGCAACCAAACTTATCCATGTGCTTATTAACAATTTTCTTTTCTATTGATAAAGAAGGAAATTGTTGGTCGATAGAGATAGTAAATCTTTCTAAGAAAGCTTCATCGATTATAGAAGCTGCTGTAAATCTTCCATCTTCGGAACCTTTACCTTTTGTGTTAGCAGTTGCGATAACATTAAAACCTTTTGCAGGTTCGATTGTTTCACCAGTTTTCTTAACAAGAACTGGTTTACCTTCGAGAATACCTTGAAGACACATAATCTTGTTTGTAGCTCTATCGATTTCATCGAGTAGAAGTACTGCGCCATTTTCCATGGCTTTTAGTACTGGACCTTTACAGAAAACGGTTTCGCCGTTTATAAGTCTAAATCCACCAAGCAAATCATCTTCGTCGGTTTCAGGGTTAATTTGAACCCTAATAAATTCTCTGCCTGCTTTTGCACAAGCTTGTTCAACCATAAAGGTTTTACCATTTCCAGATAGACCGGAAATGTATGTAGGATAAAACATTTCTGATTTTACGATTTTTAATATATCCGAATAAGGACCCCATGCGACGAATGTTGGATCTGCTTTTGCAAATGTTCTTTCGTCATTACCAACAGAAGTAACTGTGGAAGCTAGTTGAACTGCTGATGCAGGAACTGGATCCGAAGCAGTTGGAACTGGTTCAGGTAATAATCCATCTAATGAGTAAGTACCAATCTTAACTCTATTTTCTGGGGTTAATAAAGGATAAAAATCCTTTTGCGTATAGCCAAAAGACTTAGCAATATCTTCGATGATTGCTCTACGGAAGTCTGTTTGACCTGGAAATTTTCTAGATATTTCTTCCAGAATAATTTGGGTTGATTTTTTCATTTCTTTCATAATATATTTAACTCCTTATTTTTTAATATATAGTGGGTATTATACCACGTTTCAATGGGATTGTAAATCCCTCTTTCGTGAACTTTTCGTGAATTATGCGACCTCCTTACCAAATGAAGTCATTAGAACTTTATTTAGTTTTTTACCTTTGGAATGCTTTTTAAAAGCGGTCCTTAGTTGGCTATCGGATTCAGTTCCGAAAGTTTCGAAATCTTCGTTTTCTGCTTTTAGTGTTTTACCACCTTTTAGCAAATAGTATTGGTCGTAACCAAATACGTTTTGTTTAGAAACACATTTGTTTTTTCTGTATTCTGCTGCACATTCTTTTTTGAATTCATCTAGGTATATGTTGTCATCTTCAGAACTAACTTCTTCTTTTAAACGCCATATTCTATCTCTCCAATGCTGATTATTATCTGCCATAAAGAAACCAATTGTTTTAGTATTATATCTTTTTTTAATATTTTCAAGTAAAGCTTTAGTCGAATTATATCTGCTTTTTGTTTCACAAATTTTACCATCGATTAATATTTTGTATCCACCGTTGTAATAGTTTGTTGTATCTAATTTTTTATCTTCCATGTTTCTAGATTGAATAACAGATAATCCATTACTATCACCATCTGTGAAAGCAACAAAATTCATTTTCTGAACTTGGTGCTTAGCTTTAAAAGCTTTTATTAAATAATGAGAAACAATTAATGCTTGGTTAAGAGGTGTTGAACCATATTCTTCGTATGGACAAAGTGACTCATAGTGCCAGTATTGATTAGAATTTTTTCTACCATACATGTGACGAAGTGAATCCTCGAAGTCTTTTTTCTTAAGAGAAGAAGAACAAACTAATGGCATAGATAATCCATCTATGTGCATATCACCGTCGTTATGGTGACGTAAAGGATTTGTGCTTTCATCGTGATATCTTTTAAATCTTGGATTAGTGCTAGTAAAACCATAAACGTCAAAAGGTATATTAACTGCTTTACAGAATAAAACTAAGTGAAGAACCTGATCCATAACATAAGGCATTGATTGATGCATAGAACCAGAATAGTCGATAAGAAATATCATACCATGGTTTTTAGCATCTGCTAATCTTGTTACTTGAGAAAATATATCTTCTGAAGTTTTATAAGACCAGAGTTTGTTAACATCTAATCTACCTGTTTTAGCAGTTGTTGCTCTTGTGTATTGGAAAGCAGCTTTTCTTTGTTCGAATTCTTTAACAGCAAAGTTAACTGCTTTTTTAGATTCTTTTAAGTAAGCTTTAAATCCAGCGTATTTGTCAGCATCTGCATTTCGACCGTATTCTTTTCTTTCTTCTTGTAGGGTTTTATAATCTATAACAGCAGCTTCTAAATGATCTTTTCTTAATTTGTTAATAAAAGTTTTTTGGTTACCATCTTCGTCTTTATCTAAAAGTTTTTCTTCTGATCTACGGTGACATTCGTCTGTCAACGAAACATCTTCTTGATATTCAGGTTGATTAGATAGTTCAGTATTTTCTGTGTCACCTTCTTTATCAAATAAATTTTCTTCATCATCTTCTAAACCAGCTTCTCCTTCTTCCTCGTCTAAATCGCCTTCCATATCTTCTCTAAAAGCTTGGTCTTCTGCTTTTTCATCTTCAGATTTAGATTCTTCGCCAGGTGCTGATTCCATATCGTCGTGACCTTGAGGTAAATCTTCTTGGTCTTCGTTAACTTGCGGTGTATCTTTTGGTGGTTCACCTTGTGGTTGTAATAATTCTGGTTGATTTTCTTTTGTAAAAGCTAATATATCTTTTGCTAATTGTACAACTTCATCGAATGTTTCTGTTGTTAAAGATCTTTTAAGGAATACTTCTTCTTCTGGTGTAAAAGGAACTTCTGCTAAATGACCTAATTTAGTTTTAATATTTATTTTATCGATAAGCTTAATATCTTTCCAATCCATAGAATCTACATCGCCAAAGAAACCTTCTGCTTTTAGAACCTTATATCCACGAGCCATAGGACCAACTAATCCTGGATATATGTTTTGGATAAATCTTTCTATACGAGCATCTTCACATACGTTAAGATAAGATCTTGGAGCACCTTCTAATTTTTCTGGGCTATCGTGCCAACCTTCGAATGGTGTATGTAATGCGTGGGAAACTTCGTGACCAACTAATAAGTCGTAAACATCTTTACCCATATCTTTCCATAAAGGTAAACCAAGGACACGATCTTTTACATCGAACCAAGCAGTATGATAATTACCATGTTGAATAGTAATGTTTTCCTTAGCTAGTAGCTTTGGTAATATTGAACTGTGATGCATTAAAACTCCTTACTTTTTTAATTTATAGTGTATATTGTACCGTATTTTTAGTCCTTTGAGAACCCCCTAAATTGAAAGTTCACGTAAAGTTCACGTAACTATTTATCTGATTTTAGAGAAGTTTTTAGATTTAAAAAACTCTATTTTAGACCTAAATTTGTTTTCTAGTACATCACCTTTATGTGAAATAATAAAGGTATTCGAATCTGAATCTAGTGTATCTAATATCTTAGTTAAACTATCTACACCGTCGTGGTCCAGAGAACTATCAAATGTCTCGTCGAGTATTAAGAGATTTGTTGCTGCACTGTTTTTTAACTTAGCTATTTGTCGCCATGTAAAGAGGAGACTTAAATCTATTCTTTGTTTTTCTCCTTCTGAAAACGATGCATAATTGAAACTATCTCTATGGCGAGATCTTATTGTTTCATTAAAGTTTTCATCTAAATGGAAAGCAACAAAGAAATCTAATATTTGTAAATACTGATTAATTAATCTATTCATAACAGGTAAGTATTGTTTTATTACTTTAGTTTTAATACCTGTATCTTTTAACATTTCCCCGATGACTTCATTATATGTTCTTTCTTCTACATACTCTAGTTTCTTTTCGGTTATCTCTTCTTTGGATGTACGGAATTCTTTTAGTTCTTTTTTAGCTGTTCCAGTATCTCCAGTTTGGCTATTTAATAGATTAATTTCTTTTTGTATTTTATCTATCTCTTTTTGTATTACAGAAATCTTTTCATTATTCGAATTAATCTTTTGTTGTTTTTGTTGCAACGTATTTAGTTTATTAGATATATCTTGTAATTCTTTTTTTAGGGTTTTTAATTCTTTTTCTAAACTAGCTTTTTCTTGCTGTACACCTTTTGCAGTATTCTGAATTATTTGTATTTTCTTTTCTTTTAATTCCGGTCCTACATCTTGGTCACACGTTGGACAATGATCGTTCTCTTCGTAAAACCTTGCTTGTTCTACTAAGTCTTTTATTTTTTGATTGTAGTTTAGATCTAAAGAATTTAGTTGTGATGTTTGTTTTAAATTTTCATTTTGTTTCTTTTGCTGATCTTTTAATAATGTTTCTAAGTTCTTACCTAATTCTCTAGACTCTTCAAAAGCTTCTTTAATTGTTCCTTTATGTACTTTAATCGAATCTCTTTTCTTGTCTATTTGATCTTGGTTTAAAGATTGTAAATCTTTTATATATTTACTTTGTCCAGTTATTTTAGTTTTCAATAAATCTATTTGGTGATTAATATCTACTAACTCATCTCTTATCTTTGTATTACGTTCTTTTAATAATGTATTCATTTTAGAAAATATATTAATATCCAAAAGATCTTCTATTACACTTCTTCGGGACCAAGCAGGTAATTGCATAAATGGAATAAAAGAACTAGATCCTAATACAACTACTTGGTGAAACGATTTATGATTTAGTTTAAGTATATTTTGTTCTAAGAACTTTTGATAATCTCTAGCATTCGATGCTTGGTTTATCATATTACCGTTTTGCCATATTTCAAATTTAGCAGGTTTAATTCCTCTTACTATTTTAAAATGCTGATTTGCTATTTCAAACTCAACAGTAACCTCAGTCTTCTTTTGATTAATAGAATTAATTAATTGTGCTTTATTAATATCTCTATGTGGCTTATTAAAAAGTGCAAAAGACATTGCATCTAATAATGTAGATTTACCTGCACCATTTTGTCCAACAATTAATGTTGTAGGTGATTTATCTAATTGTATTTTAATAGGATCACTACCAGTGGATAGAAAATTCTTCCACTCACATGATTTAAAATGTATCATAATATTTCCAGATTCTGTGCTTCAGTATATAATTTCCTCAATTCGACTTTAATATGATCTTTATCTAAGTCTGTTTCTACTGCATCGACATAAGAATCTAGAAGTTGTGTTGTATCTTCCAGGGATATTTTCTCGTCTTCAACGCTTTCTCCCAGATACTCTTCGAAAGATTCTGCAATCTTTAATTCGTATGTTTCAATGCTATTTAATTTATCAATAAACTTATCAAACATATATAAGTCATTTTTATTTATAACAATTAATTTAATAAAATGTTTTTCGTATTCACTAACATCTACATCGTTATAATCTACTTTACTATCATCATATACTATCTTTTTAAATATAGATATAGGATTTCTTACTGCTTCTATTTCTCTTGTTTCAGTATCAAGTATATGAAAATATTTTGGATCGTCTACATCTGCCCAAGTAAATTCCATTTGTGAACCTAAATAAGTAACATTTTCTTTTGTTGATTTAGTATGGAAATGCCCAGATAAAACCATTTCAAACCTAGAGAATATATCAGCATTCATACCGTGTGGATTCGGCATACCTGCCATCATATCGAAACCTTTTAATTCTAAATGTGCGCCGAGTATAGGTGCTTTACAATTTAAAGCCCACTTTGTATATTGTTCATAGTTAGCATTATTAATCCACGGTATAACAGCAACTCCAAGACCATTATAATCTAGAACAGTTGGTTCCATAATGATATTAACATTTGATGTAAAATATCCGAGAAGTTCTTTGAGAGAACAGAGCTCGTTAGTGTTCTTGAAATAGACATCATGGTTGCCGGGAATAATGTCCATAGTAATGCCAGCATCGCGCATAGGTTCAAGGAAATGCTTACGGTTAGCATTGAGCGCTTTGAAATTGACAAATTTCCGATGCTCGTAATAATCTCCGAGATGTAAAATGTTCTTGATATTATGTTTATGTAAATAAGGAAAAAATATTTCTTCATAGAATCTTTCTTGGTATTGTAAAAAAATATCCGATGAATTTCGGACACCACAATGCGTATCGTTTAGTATAGCTACTTTCATATTACCTCATGAAAAGTTCTAGCTTTTCTCTTTCCTTTTCTTCTTTTGCAAACTCTTTTATTGCTTCGTCTTTCTTTCGAACAGTACTTATTCTTTGTCTTAAAGTATCTACGTAATTCATTGTTGCTTCTGCGCCTTCTTCGTCCATACCCATTTGTACAAAGTCTTCGATACCCATTTTTTCAATAAACTTAAATTTAATGTCTTGTTGCTTTTTCTCTTTCGTAATTCTACGGATAAAAGCATAAAAACATATTTGTGTAAAATAACTAAATGCGTTTGGGTTTCCAGTTCTTGTTGCGGTTTCTATATTATAATTATATATTGCTCTTAAACAATTTTCAACCCCATCCATAACCATTTCTTCCCGGTATGTATAACGTACAAAGTTTGGTCTATGGGATAATCCTTCTGCGATCTTTATAAAACATCTTGCAATATAATCTGGGACCGTAGGTATTGGTTTATCTTTCTTTCTTTGTTTGTCACATGCTTTCACATATTCTACAACTGCTAATGAAAACTCTTTATTGTTTATATAATGAGCTTTATTCTTTTTTGTTGCCATAATTCTATATCTCCATAATTTAAATAGAATGTTATATTATACCATAGTTTTAACTAAATGTAAATCCCCTAAATTTATTTTTGCTAGGGGGTTTACAAAATGCATTTTTTATGATATAATATTAGAGTATCCTGGGGATAGGAGAGTACTAATGAATAGTCTTCTTATTTGTGTCCCCTGATATAAACAAATCATTTATTTCTTCGTCCAATATTGAATCTTCTAATTCGTTGAGAAGTTCTTCACTTGGGCGGTTGGTCATCTTTTTAACTGGTTTAGGTGGATTATCTTTTAAACTTAATACAAATTTTATATAAGCTTCTTTTATATCGTTATCAACCTGGGTAGATTGTACAACGTTGTGAAACTTAACTTTATAATTGTCTTCTTTTGAAAAAGGAAACCAAGGTGAAAAGGAAAAACCACCAAGTAAAGCATTACTTACTTGTACTGGAGTTCCTAAAAACCAGTTGTCTTTATTCTTAGAATTAACTGCAGCTATTATCTGATCGCCGTTAATTAATTTAAAATGTCTTATTTGTACTTCTTCTTCCATTTAAATATTTACCTCGTGTAATTCATAATCAAATTTTTCTTTAGAATATATCTTTATTCTTTCAGCAGCATGTTCTAATGTATAATTCTTTTTCGCTTTCCAATGAAGATCATCTGCTATATCAAATACTTTTGTATCTCTATCACTCTTTCTCAGTCCTCTCCCTATAGATTGTAATACACGAATCTGACTTTTCGAGGGAGAAGCAAATATTAAATTATGTAGTCTCTTTATATTTATACCAGTTGAAAACGTACCTAGTGAAGCTACAATAATAGCATTCTTTTCTTTTTCAGTTATCGCTCGTACGCTCTCGCGCGTGTCCACGTCCGTCTCGCCCGAGACATAAAAAAGCTTTCTTTTTTTACCTTTAAGTTTTTCTTTTAATATGTTATGTAAGGGTTTACCATGCTTTTCGACGTAATTAAACAGGATTAAAGTATTACCTTCTTGGTCTATAGCTAAGTTAGATATAAAATTATTTCGTGGTGTATATCTAACAATAAAGTCTAATTCTTCTTGGTATTTTAATTTAGATATTTCTTTACAATGTTCTTCTTTATATTTTAATAATAACATATTAATATCTAATTTAGCTAATTGGTCTGAATCAATCAGATCTTTTGTTGTAGTTACTTTTTTAACTGGACCAAATAATCCTTCTAATACTAATTGGTGGGTTTGTGTACCATCTAATGTACCAGTTGTTCCTATTCTATATTCTGCTTCAGTACATTTTTCCATAATAGATGTTAGTGACTTAGCTTTAAACTGGTGTGCTTCATCACCGATAACCATACCAAAATGCTGAAAAAATTGCGCCGGTTTTTTGTATATAGATTGCCATGTAGATATAACTACTCTTTCAAGTATTGTTCCTTTTTCCATTCCGCCGTGTATTTTTCTACACCATTCGTCTGTATGAAAAGAATCATCTTTCATACTATAATCTTCAAAGTCAGAATACATTTGTTCTACTAATGATATAGTAGGAACTATTATTAATATCTTTTTACTTGGGTCTTTATCTATATACCATCTAGAAGCTAAATAAATAATTAAAGATTTACCAGATGCAGTTGGTGACAAGAGTAATGAATTTTTGTGTGTTAGCGAGTGTCCTAGAGCGTCTAACTGATAGTCTCGAGGTGTTATCGGTATTTGATTAGATGTTATACTTAACTTATCTAACCATTCTTTATTAATATAGGATTCA